TGGCGGCGTAACAATAAATAAAGACGATAATTCAACCACACTTGATGACTGGGATAATGGCGGGAGACTTGACTTACTGCTTGACGCGTTAATTACACAGATTGACACAGCAACAACGGAGCCCGGGCAAGGGGCTTTACCGCTTTCAGCAAAGATGGCTTTGAAAATCGATTATTTGTATAAGCTTAAGAGGAACAAAGCAGATCAAACCGCAACAACATTTCAGAGTTATGATGACGCCGGAACGACCGTCGATCATAAATCAACAGACTCATCTGACGGCACCACCGCCGTTAAGGGTGAGTTGGTCAGCGGGCCATAAATAATGGCAATTGACACAGCGCAAAAACAAGTATCGATGTTAAATTGGCATAGTGGACGAAGCCTGCCGTTGCCGAACGGGGCTTACGATCAATCTGATATGCAGACATTATTAGACAGATATGGAGGCGTCTTGTGGGCAACAGTAACTTCAGCGACGGGCGTTAACGTAGATTCTATGTGGTATTTATGGGAAAACTTTAACTATGATATTTGATAAAAATTACTGGGCTGGGAAGAGATTGTTTATAAATAAAGCGGCTAAAATGGAGTTTTTGGAACAGTCAAGCTATAATAAGCGTGAGGCTTGCGTCAGACAAGTCGACGCAATAAAGCACAATACGGAAATAAAAAATCACGAGGAAGTTGAGCGGCGAAGAGAAAATTTAAAACGTCAAGGATTGATTGCTCCTAATAATATTAAAGAATGTAATGAAATGATAAGGGACTTGAGAAAATGGCGTATCCGAGTTTAGAGTCACTGACAAACGGAGCGGTAACCGGCACCGGAACACTGGATATTCCAACAGGATTTCTGGGGAAGTTCAGGCTGAACGCTGACGGAACAAATACAGCAACTTTAATTATAAGAGATAATGATGTGACTGGAGCAATCTTAATTGATATCAGCACTCAAAACACGATGAGTGAGGCTTTCCCGATAAAAATCTCAAGTAAAAAAATATACTATACAGTAACAGGATTAAATGCGGACGCCCAGATGTATGAGTTGCGGCCAAGGGGGTTTATGTGACACTGACAGTTGACGAGGTAGCCGAGATGATCTGCACTGAGATCTCAAAACAAGAGAGTGACGCAGGATTGAGTAATGGAGAGCTGTTTACTGCAATATTTAAGTCTTACACTAAAACAAACCGAACAAAAGTTAATCGAGAAGTACTTCAAGCGATAGCGTCTGATGTCTTCCACTAAAAAAACCCCTGTAAAAAAATTAAGCGTAAAAGAGAAGCGTTTTGTCAAGGAGCTGATGCTTGATAACAACGCCACTCAAGCTGCAATCAGGGCAAAGTACAGTAAACCGAGCGCAAGAACACTAGGTTGTCGTTTGTTAACAAAAGTTCACATCCAGCAAGCTATTGAAATTGAAAGAGAAAGACTTGGAAATAAGCTCGATATAACGCCTGAACGGGTCCTTAAGGAGCTTTCATACATCGGCTTCATGAATATAGCTGACGCGTTTAACAAGTCCGGAGAACTGCTGTCAATACATGAAATGCCTGAGCGCATAGCAAGAGCTATCGGCGGAATTGATGTATCAACATTAGCTGGTGGCGACAAAGAAGAAATAATTAAAAAAATAAAGCTTATTGATAAGCGTGGAGCCTTAGAATTAATCGGGAAACATCTTGGGATGTTTGGGTTGAACGTCAACGTTAAAGGTAATGTAATTCATGATCACGAGCATAAGCATACGCATGAATCAGTATCCAAGACTGCTGACTGGATTGAAGGATTGCTCGGAAGCGATAAGAGTAGCGAGATTAAGAAACCTCGCTCGCACTGACCTCTATTTTTTGCTCAGGTATCTGATTAATCGACCTGACGTCGAACACCCTTGGCTTTTTGCTAGATGCAACGAGGTATCAGCAAACCCCAACGGCTATCTTGATTTGTGGGCAAGAGAGCATTACAAATCAACAATCATTACTTTTGCAAAAACAATCCAGGATATTTTAGCGAGCCACGGAGATAACCCCCTCCCGATTTGGGGCGGGCGTGAAGTAACTGTAGGCATCTTTAGCTTTAATCGACCCGGAGCCAAGAAATTTCTTGAGTTTATACGTAACGAGTTAAGCTCAAACGAGCAGCTTAAGTACCTTTTCCCTGATATCTTGTATGATAATCCAGCAAAAGAAGCTTCGAAATGGTCGCTAGATGATGGAATTATAGTTAAAAGAAAAAAGAATCAGCGTGAGGCAACTGTTGAGGCTTGGGGCTTAATTGATTCAATGCCGACCGGGTCTCATTATCTGCTTAGAGTATATGATGATGTTATTACTGAGCGTTATGCTCGCAGCCCGGACATGATTAAAAAGTCGATTGAGTCGTGGGAGTTATCATTAAACCTCGGCGCAAGGTGGGGATTTGAAAGATACATCGGGACAAGGTATCATTTCAACGACGCGTACAAAGAGATTATGCGCCGAAAGTCAGTTATCCCAAGGATTTACCCTGCTACTGATGATGGTCGAATCGAGGGAAACCCGGTTTATTTAACAGGAAAGGAGCTAAGGCAAAAACGTAGAGACCAAGGGCCATACGTATTTGCTTGTCAAATGATGCAAAATCCAGCGGCAGACGAAACACAGGGATTTTCAATCGATTGGTTGAGGTATTACAAAACCCACAATGAAGGTCTGGGAATGAACATCTATATCTTAATTGACCCTGCAAATGAAAAGAAACGGACGTCTGACTACACAGCATTATTTGTGATAGGTCTAGCTCCAGACAAAAATTACTACGTGCTTGAAATGTATCGTGACAGATTAAATCTTACTCAACGTACTGAGCTTTTGTTTCGCACCCACCGGAAATGGGCGGACGTTGGGGTAAAAGGGGTTGGGTATGAAAAGTACGGGAAGGACTCAGACATAAGTCATATCGAGTCAGTCATGGAGTCAGATAACTATCGATTTGAGATAACGTCAGTCGGCGGCTCGATGGCAAAGCCCGACAGAATAAAACGATTAACCCCGCTATTTGAGCAAGGATTAGTCTACCTACCTGAGTCGTGTAACCGCACAAATTATGAGGGAGTTACAGAAGATTTGGTGACAGCTTTTATCGAAGAGGAATATAAAGCCTTCCCGGTCCCTCTTCACGACGACATGCTTGACGCGCTATCCCGTATATTTGATATTGATACAAAATTCCCGATGCACGAAAAGAAACAACCTGAACCCGAACGAAACTTACAACAAAACGGCTGGATGGCATAATGGCAACATACCACTCTGATGAGTTAGAAGAAGAAAAAAAGGAGGATGATGAGCTTGAGGAGTTTCTGACTCTCGCAAGGGAGCGTTTTGACGAATGCATTACAGCTGAGAATGACAACAGAATCCTTGCGCTCGAAGACTTAAGGTTTCGAGCTGGGGATCAATGGCCTGAATCTGTTAAACGAGACAGAGACTTGGAGGGTAGACCTTGCTTAACGCTCAACCGAATACCAACCCATATTAGACAAGTCGTTAATGACATCAGGCAGATGCACCCCTCAATAACGGTAAAACCGATTGATTCGGGAAGCGACCCTGAGACTGCAAGAATAATGAGCGGGATGATTAAAGCGATTGAAAGCTCAAGTAATGCTGAAATTGCATATGACTGGGCTGTTGAATACGCTGTAATCATGGGATGGGGGTTTTTTCGAATAACAACAAAATACCAAAGAGAAGACTCGTTTGATCAAGTTTTGGCGATTGAGCGTGTAAACAATCACTTTAGCGTCTTCCCGGATCCGGGGAGGAGTGAGCCAGACGGATCGGACATGAGGTTTTGTTTCGTTATGGACAATATGGATCGAAAAGATTTTGAAGCAAAATACCCAGGCGCGGAATCTGAATGGGATAACGAAGCTGAACTTGGTACGCACAGAGAGCTTTGGTATGTTGACGACAAAGTCCGGGTGGCTGAATATTGGGTTGAAGAGATTGAATATAAAACACTTATAATAGATTCCTTGGGAAACACAAGGTTAGAGGACATCAAAGACGAAGAGGCTGATTGTGACGAGGACGAGGACGAAAATGAGGATGAAGTTAATGAGCTTGAAGGCGTTGAGGATGGTGACGTAGAGACCCAGACCCAAGCCGACCCAGAGGTAGTTGACGTCCAAGAACGACGAGTTGAGATTAAAAAAATAACGCAATACATTATAACCGGAAAGGAAATCTTAGAAGAAAATGAGTACCAAGGTCAATACATTCCGATTGTAATCGTCTTAGGAGAAGAGCTAAACATCGAGGGGGAGCTTAAGCTAAACGGGATGGTTCGTGCGCTCAAAGACCCGCAAAGGCAGTACAACTACTGGCGTACAGCATCCACTGAGCGTGTGGCCCTTGCCCCAAAAGCCCCGTATATTGGGCCTGAGGGCGCGTTTCGGTCTCCGAAGTGGGAATTGGCAAACACAAAGAATTACGCTTATCTTGAGTACACACCAAAAACACTTAACGGGACGCCATTAGCGCCACCTCGAAGAGAGATGCCACCTGACGTATCCCCCGGATTTGTTAATGAAATACAAACTACAGCAGAAGAATTAAAAGCAATTTCCGGGCAGTACGACACAAGCCTCGGGGCTCAGGGCGCTGAAATCTCAGGCAAAGCTATAAACGCAAAAGTTAGTAGGGGGAATATATCAAACTATCATTACTCTGATAACCTGATTCGAGCAAAGAAGCATGCTGGACGAATCCTTGTAGACCTCATCCCTAAAATTTACGACAACACCCGGATAATAAACATACTTAACCCCGACGGAACAGAAGAGCCGGTACAGATAAATCAAGAGTACCTTGATCCCCAAACGCAAAAATACAAAAAATATGACCTGAAGGCAGGGCGTTACGATGTAGCCATCGATGTTGGGCCAAGCTTTACAACTCAGCGTGAGACCGCTGTTGAGGCAATGAGCAACTACATTAAAGCCGACCCAGCGTCAGCCCCCCTACTCGGCGACTTAATCGTCAAAGCTCAGGATTGGCCGCAAGCCGACGAAGCGGCTAAACGCTTAAGAACAAGATTACCGGCGAAAGTAATTGAATCTGAAAACCCCCAAGTTCAGCAGCTCATCAGAAAATCGCAGGAAGAAGTCAAGCAAGTTAAGGCTCAAGCGCAACAATCACAGCAATACACCGCCGCTTTAGAGCAAGCCGTTCGAGAAAAAGACTTGCAGTTGAAAAATAAAGCAGATGAGACTAAAATAAAGCAAGGAGACTTAAAACTTAAGTATAAAGAGCTTGAACGAAAGTATCTCGAAATGGAAAACAAGTACAAACTTGAAACAACAAAAATGGCAATTGGTTACAAGAAAGACGTTTTATAACTAACTTACCCGTGAGTTGCACGGGGTGAACGCTGTGAAGCGTCCAAATCCCAGAGATGGAGTACGTATGAGCGAAGAATCACAAAGCCCCGATCAAGTTGCTGCAGCGTCAGCGGTTGTTGAGTCAAAAGCTGAAGAACCCAATATTATCGACACAAGCGACCCTTTTGGGTTAGCTGTCGAGGATAAAGACGAAGGTGACGACGAGAAGGTATCGGTTGATAAGGAGGCTTCAACCACCTCAGAAGACGAAGTTGAAGATGATAAAGAACCAGTCACCGACGAAGATGCCAGTGACCCGGATGATCCGAAGCCGAAGAAGAAGCCAAAAAAAGGTGGATTTCAGAAACGGATTGACGAACTATCGAGACAACGACACGAAGCGGAAGCCCGAAGCAAAGCGCTCGAAGCTGAAAATAGTAAGCTACGACAAACTCAGGCGAAAACTTCGCACGAAACACAGAAACCAAACATTGAAAATTATACCTCGGAACAGGAATGGGCTGAGGATTACGAGAAATGGGTAGGTCAAGGAAATCAGAGACTTGCGAATGAGCAGCGAATAATTAATGAGCAGCGCCATAAGCAGAAAGTTATATCAGATCGACAAACAAGCATACAGACTAAAACTCTGAAAGCTGCCGAAAAATATCCGGACTTTAACGAAATTGTTAATAATCCTGATATCCCAAGTCTGTCTGAAATGAACCCGTTTGCATATGAAGCGGTAATCAGCTCGGACGCAATGGCAGATCTCGCGTACTACCTTGCAAATAATGTTTCTGAAGTTTACGAATTAAAGTCACAGTCTCCGATTCAGGCGGTTAAAACAATAGCAAAGCTCGAGATGAAGCTGAGCAAAACAAAGCCTATTGCAAATTTAACCAAAGCATCCGCGCCGACATCCAAGATCTCAGGGAAAACAACTGCAAAGAAAAACCCCGACGACATGTCAATTAAAGAATGGATGTCATACGAGCGCAATCGAATGACGGGAAACTAAATCATGGCTAATACCTTAATCACAAAAACTGAAGTAACGCGCAAGGCTTTAATGCTCTTGCATCAAAAATTAAACTTTATCGGTAACATTAATCGTCAATACGATGATCGTTTTGCGCAAAAAGGCGCAAAAATCGGAGATACGCTTGATATTCGTCTACCAAATGAATATGTGATCCGCACCGGGGCAACGCTGTCAACTCAGGATACTACTGAATCCACTGTGCAGTTACAGGTAAACAATCATGCCGGAGTGGACTTAAATTTTACTTCAGCAGACTTAACACTGGACATGGATGATTTTAGTGAGCGCATATTAGATCCAGCTATGGCCGTTGTTGCGGCGAAAATGGAGTCTGACGCACTATCAATGTACAAAGATGTTTACAATCAAGTAGACAATATTGGATCAACGGCAACTTTTAGAAGTTTGATGCTTGGCTCTAAGGAGCTGACTGACAACCTGTCACCTTACGACAAGCGTTGCATAACATTAAATACAACTGATAATGTTGATCTTGTTGACTCGCTAAAAGGCTTATTTAACGATCAGAAGAATATTTCAAAACAGTACCGGGATGGAATGCTAGGTCGAACAGCCGGGTTTAAGTTTTTTGAAAACACGCTATTAGCGAATCATTTGACTGGCACTGCAGCCGCAACCACGGGATACTTGGTTAACGGCGCAGCACAATCAGGAGCAGCAATAACTGTAGATACCGGCACAACCACTTTTCTCAAGGGAGATATTATTACCTTTGCTGGCGTAAATCGCGTTCACCCAGAAACAAAAGTAAGTACTGGGGTTTTGCAAAAGTTTGCAATTACTGCTGATTCTGGAGCATCAGCCACGTCTTTAGCGATAACCCCGTCAATGACCTTGACCGGAGGCCGGCAAAATGTGACTGGGGCTCCTGCAGATAATGCTGCGATTGTCAAACAGGGTGGAGCAAGCGCATCTCACGGGATATCACTTGGTTTCCATAAAAATGCTTTTGCTTTTGCAACCGCAGATTTAGTTATGCCAGAAGGGGTTGACTTTGCATCAAGACAGGTTTACGACGGGATCTCTATTCGCATAGTGCGAGCATTCGATATAAATAATGACAAGTTTCCGTGCAGACTTGACGTGATGTATGGTTATAAAACCATACGAGCAAAAACAGCGGTTCGCTTTGCAAATAACTAAACTTTAACGCGGAGGCGGGAAACTGCCTCCTGAGGGAGCTTAATATGTTAGATACCGCTTTATACCGACGAGTAAAAAATAAACTTGAAACGAAGCTTTTCGACTCCAAAGACTTGAAGGTTGACGGTTTTCCTGATGGCTGGGTCGATGGCCCAGAAAAATGCAAGCAAGGCAAACCTGAGTCAAAAAAGAGCTGATGTATGTCAATAACAAACTACACAGAATTAAAGACTGCTGTAGCAGATTTTCTGCATCGGGATAACTTAACAACTCAAGTTGTTGACTTCATTACTATAGCTGAAAAGCGAATCAACAGAAAGATGAGGCTGCTTAATCAAGAGTTTGAATCTGAAGTAAACTTTGATCCCGTGAACGCAGTTAGAACCCTTGCTATTCCGACAGGGTTTCTTGAAATGCTTAATGTTCACGCAAAAAAAACAACGGAGACTTTTGACAAGTATCTGCCAGTAACTTATATCTCTCCACAGTTAATTTATACCCAATACTCTGAAAAAACATCAAGGCCAAACTGGTATACTGTCAGGCAAACTAATGTCGAGTTCGAGCAGCTTCCAGATGTTATTTACACAATAAAGTTCAACTATCTTAAGAAATGGGATATAGCGACTGACACAACAAACTGGCTTCTTACCGAGTACCCAGACATTTACCTCTATGGCGCACTATTAACGTCAGCCCCCTACATTCGGGATAAATCAATATTGGCGACTTGGAAAGGATTGTTTGATGAAGCGATGAATGAGCTTGACGAACTTGATCGAAGAACAAAAGATGATGCCGAACTTAGCACTCTTGAGCTTTATAAGGTTGGCGTAAGAAATTACAGGTACAACATTGACAGTGATACGTTTTGATTAAATCATTCGACAACATATTTAACGGAATTCAGTCGGATATCGACCCAAACACCTTGCCTGATGGAATGGGAAAGGAAGGGTTGGTTTGGTCGTCGGGGAAAAATATTCGGTTTATCGAAGACTACATCGAAAAGTTCAAAGGTCATTCCTCCACGTTTGGAACGCCATCGGTTGCGCCATACGGGTTATTTCCTGTAGCAACGGTAACCACTTATTATTGGATTTATGCTGGATTAGCTAAAGTTTATATTTACGACGGCTCGACACACACAAATATAACAAGACAAACAGCAAGCGTTGACGTTGATTACACCGGTGGAGCTGGGGATAAGTGGAATGGTGGAGTTATTTCAGGAATTCCCTTTATAAACAATGGCGTAGACTCCCCGCAAATGCTTACCCCAGTATCTGCGAGCACGAAACTAGCTAGCTTGACTTGGGCGTCAGGGCAAACGTGGAACAGTCAAAGTAAGTCCTGCAAAACAATTCGAGCTTATAAAAACTTTATGGTTGCGCTTGACGTAACTGAAAGCGCAACAAGATACCCTTTAAGGTTGAGGTGGTCAACAAATACAAATGGCGGCGCACCGGTTTCTTGGGATGACACTGACGCGACCGAAAGCGCCGGGTTTACTGAGTTAAACCAAACAAACGGGTTTTTACTTGATTGCCTTCCGCTAGGGGATACAAATATAATTTACAAAGAAGATCAAACGTGGGCGATGCGATTTGTTGGGGGGAACGATATATTCAGGTTCGACCCGGTTTTTACGGGGGATGGAATGTTAACCTCTGGATGCGTTCAACCCTTCTTTAATAAGCACGTTGTTTTAACTAATGGCGACCTAATATTGCACGACGGCCAAAGTATTCAATCGATTATTGAAAAAAGAGAAAAGAACTTTTTATTTAACGACATAGACTCAACGAATTACAAAACAACATTTATGACACCAAATTACCACAAAAAGGAAATCTGGATATGTTACCCATCAAACGGAAGCTCGTTACCTAATAAAGCTTTGGTTTGGAACTACAAAGACAATACTTTCGGTCGTAGAGATTTACCCTCATCTCCGAGTATAGCTTACGGAGTCGTTGATCCATCAACAGATAAAACGTGGAACGCGCAAGCTGTAGTCTGGAATACTGAAACATCAAAATGGGACGAACAGTCATATAACCCGTCAATAAAAAGGCTTTTAATCGCTTCAGGCACAGGACTTTACCTTGCCGACGACACTGATCAATTTAATGGATCAAACATGACAAGCTTTATCGAAAGAACCGGTCTGGACTTTGGAAGCCCAGAGGTATTTAAGTATTTTAAAACTGTATGGCCTAGACTGACCGCATCGGGGCCGGTCACAGTTAAGATTGGAACTCAACCTCTTAAAGGTGGAGCGATCTCTTGGGAAAGTGGCACCTTCGACCCGTCGACTGACGAAAAAGTAGAATTTAATTCAAGTGGAAAATTTTGCGGAATTTATTTTGGCTCTGCAAGTAATGTTTCGTGGAAGCTGCACGGGTTTGATATTGAATATGAAATGGGGGGAAGATATTGAGCTATAAATCAACTCAACCAACAAATAAGTCAGACTTGAACGAGTTTGCTCGGTATATAAATAATGAGCGATTTATTCTGGAGTCAGCAATAAACAGTCCTGAATCGGAGTTTTACGAGTATACTGAGCTTAACGTAGCGCCTACAAAACCAAGAAATGGCCGACAATATTACGCGGATGGCACAAACTGGAATCCAGGCAGCGGTAGAGGGATGTATTTTTACAACGGGTC